AATCCATCATTAATATTAATACCATCTGTTAATAATCTATATTCATTTAAATATGTTTTAAGATTTTCTTTAACTGCTCTATTAAGATTAGTAATATTACCATTAATATCATATCCTAACAAATACAAATTAATTGCAAATGGATTATTTTTTTCATTTTCATTTGCAGTTTTACCAATTAAATATTTAGTAATATCTGCTTTTACACTTCCTTCAGTTGGTTCTTGCAAATCTGGCTTATTAACAAATCCCATAACCAAATCAGTAAACTCTTGTAAATGGTTAGGCGATGCTAATATTGATGCCGGTGAATTATTATCCAAAGTACCATCTGCTACAGCGTAAGCTTTAGCAATACCACCATACTTTGAAGGTAATGATAATACTCTAATTTGATAATCTTTTGCAGTTACGGCTCTATTTTGAGCTCCAAAGTTTGCTAATGAGTTTTGTCTAATTTCTTCTAATGTTTCACCATCCCTACCTCCAGTAGCTGGAATTTCATTATCAACCGCTACCGAATTTTTTATAGTATTGTATGTTACTCTATCCGCATTGTTGAAAGCTGATATATCATCATCAAATTCTATTCCTGTTATTTTTGTTAATTGCCCTTGCGATATATTAGATGCAACGCCACCACCAACATAATACTTTACGGTTATTGTTGTGTTTGATGGAGATGTACCATATGTTTTTGTTTTTAAGAAGTTTGTTGGGTCAAATGATTCTTCTAATCTACTAATAGAGTTTGGTAATCCTAATCCAACATTTTTTAAATTAGGGATTAATTGCTCATCAGATGCAGTTGGGTCACCAGCTCCAAATTGAATAGTTGTTGTACTATCTTGATTTATTTTAGTAGTAAATCTTTTTGGAGTCTTAATTGTTTTTAAGATATATGGTACTGTTGATTTAAATTGATATAAATCTTGGTCATTAGCTTCTGTGTTTGGATAATCTATAAACACCATTTCTTGTGCTAAATAAGGAACTTCATAATATTTGTTACCATTTGAATCTCTAACATCATATATAGAAATTATATTAGTATCTTCTAAATCAATTTTTTGAAAAGATTCATAATCACCAAAAGATACTTCTTTTTGTTTTACAACGGCAGATATTACTTGTACATATTTTTTAATTAAATAGAATAATGGTTCTCCAGTATTTGCATCTCTTTCATACACAGTCGTTTCTCTATCACTTGCATCTTCAAAATCAACAAGATTGGTTGTTCTAAATTCAATATCATTAGTTGATTGTACAGATAATCCTTCTTTAATTCTTAAATAAAATTTTGAATCAGGTTTATTATTAAATCCACTTCCAATTGATGGAACTAACTGATATATAGATAATGTAGATATTGCTGGTGCAGTTACTTTTGGTTTGTACCCTAAAAATTGTGCCAATGCTAACATACTTTGTTCATCTTCTGCATATGGCATTAAAGATTCTTTTAAAGTATCATCAATATAATATCCTAACACATCACCAATATAAGATGCCATTTCAATAAACATCATACCAGGTGAAGTTTCATTAAAATCAGAATATGTTTTTGGAAAATATGTTTTAGAAAATTCTATAAGATTAGCTCTAAAGCTAGAAAAATCTTTATTAAGATATTTTATATCTTTTCCTTTATTTTTAAAATTTCTATTTGTAGTGTTTATTGCCATAGTAATTATGCTTGGATGTTAAATGATAGAGTTTCTAAATTAACATTATTTTGTATTCTAAATCTCAAAGAAACATTTACTTGATTACTATCTTTGAATTCATTTGTTTGCTCTATTGATATATCTTCAATTGTTACAAATGGTAACCAAGTTTCCATTGAACTGTTTATTGTATCTTCTATTTTTTGAGCTAAATCTTCATCATTCATTTCAAATAATAATTCTTGCATACCACTACCTAAATTTGGTTGCATTAATCTTTCATATTTTTTAGTAAGTAATAGATTTTTTATATTTGATTTAGTTTGCTCAATTGTTGTAAATGATTGGTTGAAAGCGGTATTTCCAATTTGTATAGGCAGTGTTATACCAATAGCATAATCATTATACTTTTCGGTATCTTTTACTAATTTACTACCTAATACAATTGCCATTACTTCTTTTTAAATCGTTTAACAAGCTCAGAATAATCTCTATTCAATGCTTTATCTATTTCAGCTACTCCGGTATTTACACCTAATCCAGTTGGAGAAGGTCCTTTTGCTAAATCACCATAACCCATTTTATCAGCTACTGCAGTTCTGCCTGTAATTGAACCCATATCACCTTGTCCAAAATTCATAGTTCTAAACCCACCATCACCTTGTGGTATTCCACCTCTTGTTTCATTTAAGATTTGGTTAATTATTGGGTTTTTGCTGTATTGTTTTGTTGGTACTTCAGTTTGAGCTGCCGATTCTTTAATAGTATCATCTCCCAATATAGCCTTAGCCATTGAGATACTCTTTGATACTGGTTTTGGGGCTACCTTTGTTTCAGATAGCATTTTTTTCATTTCAGCCTTCACACCTTCCTTAATTAAAGCAGGTAATTGCTCTTTAAGCTCCTCTTTAATCAGAATTTGAATGGCTTCTAATAGTTTATCCATGTCCATAATATTCTATTGTTTGTTTGTTATGTTTATAAATATTTAAATTAAGTATTTTTGAGATTATGATAGAAATAGTTTAGCTTCCGCATTTCTTCGTATAACCAAGCCGTTATATATTTTACCACTTTGAGACCCCCTAACTGGTCCGTTTAATAACCCATTTGAAGCTTCTGTGTAGTTTCTATTTCGTATTGCATTTGCTATTCCCCTTCGTAAACTACCGCAATTATATACAAAACTTAAACATGCAGCTTTTTGTTTGTTATTTAAATTGTTAAAATCTGCTTCTGATATTTGTGTTGGTCCACTGCCTATCAATCTACGTTTATATGATACAGAAACCTCATATTGTAATACTTTTAAAGCATCTGCCGTTGTGGTTGTATCACCATATTTAACATTTCTAATTTTACCATTATCATATATTTTATCAGAACCAAATCCCAATCTAGCAGTTCCTTCATCTGGTAAAGCTTTTGGTGAAAATCCTTCATATTTACCAATAAACTTTGCAGATAATGATATCCAATCTGCAGATAAATCCAAAGAACCCAAATCAACAATTACAATATCAGTTCTACCAGAACTAAATCCCCCTCCTTCAAATGGGGGTGGTATATATAATTGTGTATAATCGGGTCCTTCTAATGCTATTGATTCTCCGGAATCAATATCACTACTATTTAAATCAAAATCATCTTTAGAATTTGTTGATACTATCTCTTGTACAGGTTTTTGATAAAGTTCACCTTCGGGAATATCTAATGATACCTTTACTGATATTGGTGATGGGTCTATGAAATATCCTGTCCAATTTAATATAGCAGGACCAGGTGTTGCATATGGTGGATATAATGAATTTGTAATAATAAATCCAGTAACCGTAGCTAAATGTGTTTGTGCATAAAATATAAAAATATCTACTAATGTTTGTGGTATTGTTGTTGGTGGAATTAAAAATGCAGGTTTCCATATACCAGGAGTCATTACCATATTATAATAAACTCCAATGTTTCCAACAGTTCCAGGCGCAGGAATTATTGGTATTGGAAATTCATTTAAAGCAGCAGAACTCCAATATGCAATTACACCACCACCCATAGCGCCAACCAAATCATATGCTACTGTTGATAATTGTCCTTGTTGTAATGCAAATTTAAATAATGTTTTCATCATTTCTACATTACCCTTCTTTACACTGGCCATACTAATAACATCCATTCCCCTCTTTATACAAGCATCATATTCTTCCGCATAAGTTTTGGCCACTAAATCTATATCACCAATTGCTTGTGGATTTTCACTTAATCTAACTATATTTTGTTTAAATGTTACCCAAGACATTTTACGATAATTGAGTTCTTTGACTTAAAATACTATTCAATTTAGATTTAACCTTACCAAAATCGGGAGAATTTACAGGTCCAATTGCCGAAGGACCTGACGGTGTTAAAAATTGCATTGCTCCTATTGTATCTATTAGTTCTGATAATATATCTACTAATTGTTGTCCTTTTACCATTGGTTCTAAATCTTGACTTCCAAAAAACATTGTACCATTTCCAGTTACAAAGTTTATATCCCTATCATTTGTTATAATATTAATATTATCACCAACACTTATATCAATACCACCTTGATTATCAATTGACATTGAACCATCTGATATAAATCCATAATTCTTTTTTGAATAGAATATCATTTCTCCACTTTTTGCAGATAATATTATTCTTCCAGAATTTAAAAGTAATTGGTCACCAATTAATTTTGTTGGATAATCTTCAAATGATTCTGGTTTTGTTTTAAAATCCCCTTTACCTTTGTCATCTACTGTACCTGGTATGAACCCTAATTGGTGTTCTCCAGATGTTAAAGCTATTATAGTACCATCTGAATTCACATCTTCCTCTACACTTTTTGTTGGTTCTAATTTTATATTATTAGATGATTCTCTATTTCTTATTATTATAGTTGGCGAAAACTTATTTTTTGCATTATTAAATCCAGAAAATCTAATTGATTGACCGAATCTGCTTTCTATTAAACTATCACCTTCGTATAACTTTAATTTATGTATATTTGGTTGAGATTGATAATACTTACCAAA